AGGTAGTACCGTAATGGCAGGTGCTGATTGTGCGGCTATGTTCCGCGTGCCATTTGCGGTCCAGCCAGACAATACGGGCATAGTGGTTCTTCGATTTGACTGAGCAGTACGCCTTCGGAGTTCGGCGATTGACGCAGAACTAGATACGGTTCTTGCCGTCGCCTGAGTCCTAACGCCTAAAGGCGGTTGAGTCCCGAGTGAAGGTCTGCGGATCTGAAAGTAAGACAATGGGGGTAGTACGGCACTCATGACCTCTCCCTCCTATTTCTCTCAGCCCTAGCGATCCTATCCATGACTGCGTCAGCGATCTCCTGTGCGTTGGCCCCGTCGCCACCGTTTATCTCAAAGTTGTAGTTGTTGATTGAACTACCCGAACCGCCCGAAGCGTAGCCGACTGAACGGGAGGAGGTTGTGTCACCGACGGGTGGCACGACATGCAGATGCTTGTCCGCCGTGCCACCATGGAACTCGGCAAAGCCACCGGCCGTCTTGACATTGTTGGCGTAGGAGACAAGATTATCGCCGACGAGATCGTAAGCTGCGCCCGTTGCATGGTCAGAACCCATCGAGCCGAGCATCGTGTTCCTGACGCCAGAGGTAACGGTGCGTTTGCCAGGAACCATGGAGTTGAGGCTGGCGTGCGATGACATAGTGCGAGCAAACCTACTGCTCGTCGTGTCGCCAATCGCATATGGGTTCGCACCAGGAACGTCTTTCGTCGGATCTAGCTCAAATAAAGCTGGATCTGGTCCACCGGTCATTGCCGACCTAATCATTGCGGCCACGTCTGCCCCCGCCGACCGCATTGCCTCTGCCATCGCCGTGGGTGTGTTGAGCAATGTACTACCGAGGATATTCTTGAGTTTCTCCTCAGCAGCGGGGTCGAGTTTGATGCCTTGATCCGTTAGATACTTTTCAAGATCAACCATGCCCTCGTTGAGTGCCGAGACGGGGTCAGCACCACCAGCGATCTTTCCACCGAGGATCTTCGTGAGTTCGTCAATCTTGCCGGTAAAGCCCTGATTGAACACGGCGTCGTACTGCGCCCTCGCAAACGGGTCGGTCTTCGCCCTCTCTAGGTCTGCCAACATCCCAGTACCGGGCTTATTCGGATCGCCAAATATAGATCTGGCCAGTTGGTCAATGACATCCTGCGACACATTGCCCTTAAAACTGTTCATGACGAGTGTGTACAACTGATTCTGAAGTAGGCCCGACTCGCCAGTCTTGCCGAGCATCTGCTCAAAGGTATAGTTTCCTGCCGCAAGTTCGGACATAGCATTGCCGACGACTTCGTTGAGTGTCTCGCCGGCTACCCTCGTTCCTTCGGATGCGCCAACACTGCCCTTGACCGCAAACATCGTCTCAAGTTGCTGTTGCAACCTGCTCCTGGACTCGGCGACCGCCATGTCCTTCTGTGTCTGAGTGAGCAATGTTCTACCAAGTCTCCCGGCACCGTTGGCGATATCTGCAGCAACATCGCCCGTCATGCCAATCAACGTATTGAACTCATGTATGCCGACACTCGTCTCCTCAATCGAGTAACCGAGTTCGTCAAACAGAGAGGCAACCTGACTTGCGGTGACACCCGTTCCATCCAGGGTGTGCATCGTCTTTCCGATCATCTCGTCGTAGACCTTCTCTCGGTCTGCGATTTCTCTCAGTGACGCTGCAAGTTCTTCGCTCATGATGTCAGTGTCACCCATTGAGTCAATGAGTGCTTTTCTCTCTGCTTCTAGGCTTGCCTTGAGTTTCTGTTCAGCTTCACCAATCCCGTATTTATACACGCCCTCTGTGGCGTAAGCCATGTCCTCAAGATTGCTGATTACGCCGTCATCACCGAACATCTCATCAAGTTGGTCGTTGGTGAACGAGCCCATTTTCATGATTTCCTCGGTCATGAACTTCATTGCTGCGGAGTTCTGATAGATGTCGCCGCTTGTCCCAAACTTTGCCCGCGCCTTTGCCTCAACACCAAGTCGAGTTGATTGAGGGATCTCTGCTTCCCTAGCTCCAATCTCGGCAATCTGTGCTGTGAGGCTGTTTGGCCCCTCGCCAACTTTGGCAAGATTCAGCTGCAACCTGGCGACATTTGCTCGCGCCGCAGCAAAGTCCTCTGACCTATTGAAAGTCTTATTGCCGAAGACATTCTCCTGAACGTAGTTGCGCGCCTGATCTTCGTTTGCCTCTTTCTGCTTCTGAGCGTTACTCCTGCCGCTAAGAAAACCGAGTCCTCCACCTATAAGCGCACCTGCGACCATCCCTGCGGGACCAAAAGCGGCTCCCATTGACATGCCCATCCCTGCGCCAGACATAGCACCACCAAGACCAGCCATCGTCTTGTTCGTCCCGGCGTTCTGCTGAATCATGCCACCGATCATGGTTAAGCCAATGGTTGCGCCCATCGCACCGGCCGCCTTGCCAAACTTCGCCCCGGCATCCCTGACGAAAGCCTTACCCGCTTCCTTGCCCTGTACCTTGCCAGTTGCTATTGCTTGAAGTTTCTCGGCCCGAATCTGCTGAGCATTGCCCGCCCTATTGGACTTGATGCCTTGCCTCCTACCTACGGCATTTTCCCTCGAGTGCAGTGATTCCATCTCGCTCTGCGTAAACTTGGCACCATACTGATTAAAGTAGGACTTGCCTTTCTTGGTAAAACCACTGCGTTTTACATAGTCAGAAAAGGTCTCCTGACCCATTGCGCCCTTAGTCCTGGCCAGCATGGCTTGCCTATTTGCCATCAGAGCGTCAATCCTTGCCTGCCGCGTAGTAGCGACAGATCCCTGAATGATGTCACCCTTCCTGTTGGTGAAGCCATCAGTCATTGCACCTCTTGCACCTGAACCCGCCAAGTGCATAGAGTCCCTGACACCCATTCCGCCACGCAAGTTCTGAGCAAGGCCGAAACCTAAACCACTAGAAAGTAGTGCCGATGGTATCCTCCCCGCACCGATGGCACGGTTTGACGCATAGTTGCCAGCACTCGCCGCACCGGCCCTGGTATTCATGCCAAAGCCAGACATGCCCATCATCAGTGGCATCATCAACGAGCCGAGTATTCCACCGCCACCCATACCGCCGGCCATGAACATGGAAGCGCCCATTCCCACGCCGCCCATGCCGCCGCCACCCTTCAATGTCCGCCCAATCACATTGCCAGCGGCGTCGGTCTGCGTGTTTAGAACTTTGCCCCTGCCGCCCATAAGCTTGCCCATGAGGAGCAAGGGGAGGATCGTCTGTAGTCCGGGGATGCTGGTGATCTTTGAGATTGCCGACGCAATACTTAGGAACGACGTGACTATGGGAGCCATGACGACTTTGAGTTGGGCAAAACCAGTGATTAGGTTTCGGATGATCTCTCCAATGTTGCCGATCGCCGTCTCAAATGAGTTGAGCGGGGCCGAGTCAATGGTCTTATTGAACTGCTCAAATAAGTGACCAAGCGTCTTGACTACCTCAACGCCGATCGGCTTGAGGATCTTGTTGTAAAGCTTGTCCCACCCTCTGGAGAACTTTGCAAGCATGTCCCCGGTGTCGCCAAACCAACTCCGCACAGAACGTCCCCAACTCTGGAATGATGTAATCCATCCAGAAATCTTGCCCATGTTTGTGTTGATGGAGCTGGCAAGTTTGTCAAACATTCTCGTAATCGAGTTATTGTTGTTGTCCTTTACATCAAACAATGTTGGGAACACTTTGCCGACAGTGCCGTTGATCTTTAGGATGAACAGACTGATCTCACGTTCAATGATCGTGAGTGGTCTCTTGAACCCTTGGAGTAACGGTTCGCCCATCCTGGTGAGTTGCTCCTTGACACCCATTACCGAACCCTTGAACCTAGCCATCAAGGTGTCGTTGATGTTCTCAAGCGCACCCTGGAAAGGCTCAAGTGCTTTCAGTTTGCCTTCTTGAACTGCGTCAAAGAACTTCTTGTAGGTGACTGCGCCAGACTTCGCTGCCGCCTCGCCCTTCTTTGTTCCGCCAGCCATCTCATCAAACGCCTTAGCCAACGCAGGCGACGATGTCTGAAGTTGGGCATAAGTCTGAGCAGTGACCTTGCCGTCTTTTTGTATTTGCTGAAAGGTCTTCTGCATCTCTGCAAGTTTTTTAGGATCGCCAAGCGAATAGTTAGCAAGGTTGGCGAGTTGATTACGGAAAGTAGCGTCAATGACTTGACCCTGCTCGGCAGCCGACTGCATGATGCTCGCCATAGTCTTCTGATCAAACATGGCGAAACGCCTATCGGCAAAGAAGGCGTTGGTCTGAGTCTTGGCGTTACCAATCCCTCCGAGGATTGGCGCAAGTTTGACGGACTGCACCTCCCTTAGGGCGGCCAGAACCGTCGCTATCGCACCTACGGCGACACCGGCGGCGGCACCGGTAGCACGCAACAGAGCATGGAATCCCTTCATTGCGGTCTGTCCGGCCCAGAGAGCAAGTTTCATTGCACCAAGACCGGCGGTCAGAACCGCAAGCTCAATGCCGGCAAACTTGGCAAACTTACCGAGCCTGCCGAACATTTGACCCAAGGCCTGGCCCGACTTCATTAGGTTTTTCTGCGACTTGTCACTGCTCCCCGCTTTTTTGGAGACATCGTCAAGTTGCTTGCCGTAGTTTTGGGCACCCTTGCCCGTGCCACTGAACTGCTTCTCAAGTGCCTTGAGGCGTGTCTCAAGAGCGGCGATCCTCGCCTGTGCGCCAGCGTCGTCGACGTCAACCTTGATACTTACGGATGCGTCTGCGCCTCCAGGGATCATGCTCAAGTTTGGTCACCTCCTACGCAGAGACGGCGACCATTAGTTGCCCTGCCTCATTTTACTGGATTGAGCTTCATGGTCGCGTGCGACCACCTTAGCACAAGCGACGCGGAGCATCCAGTTAAAGTCATCCGACCCAAGAACGGTGATGGGATCTATATGGAACATCTCAGCGATTCTCGCTGCAGAGACGACATGTGGTTCTTCGAGCAGCCAGTCTAGGGCTGCTTCGTAGGGTCCACCTGTTCAACCGAGTCATTGAACCCGGCGGCCTCCATGACGGCAAGCGCAGTTGCTTCAATGTGCGGTTCAACGACATAGATAGACCTAATGGCTTCTTGCACGCGCTCTGCTCCGACCATCTTCATGATCTCGTCTGAACCGAATACAAGTTCGTCGCCACGGTCGTCCCTTGCGGTTTCGCCGTCCATGATGATTCCGGTGCAAGTGTTGGCAAGCACATAGCAAGCGAACTTCGTTGCGTCCATGCCGTTCTTTGTGTCCTCGCCAGAGTTCCTGCGCCATGCGCGGACTTGGTTCTGGTTGATGTTCGGCGAGTAGCGAACAGCCATGCTGGGACGCTCTGGAACCTCAAGGAAGATCTCGGGTCGGCGCACCTTCTTGGTGAGTTCGTTGCGCAGTTTACTGAGCGTGCTCTCACCAGAGTCAACCGGGTGCGAGTACATTTCGTCGTTGTCAATACCGTCCATTTGTAGCCTCCATAGTGTCGTAGTAAGACAACTAGGAGACTAGCAGAGGATGTACGCCTCTTGCGTCAGATGACGACTGTCGTTGCGGGGGTGGGCGTCGTGCCGGTGAAGGCAATGTCGGTCGCCTTACTGACCGAGAACGTCAACGAGAAGGTTGCGGGTCCACCTGAAGAGGCGTCGCCGTCTGGCTCGGTGATGTTGACGAGGATGCAATCTTCGTACTTGCGGGTGTAGCCAGTTTGGTTGCCGTCTGCGTCAAGCGTCAAGATTTCAACCCTGAAGTACTGCCTGCCGACTTTGTCCCTGTAAAACGAGATGACAGAAGCGTCAACTGCAGGATCGTAGTGACGAGTGACGGTGACGTCGCCGACTTCGATGACCGAAGGCAATACTTCTGGGAAGGTCGATCCGCCGTCGTAGACCTTTTCTACTGATGCCTGAATCTCTCCGCCAGAAACTTGCGAGAAGTAAGCCCTCGTGGCACTGCTGAAACTGTTTGCAGTCGTGTCGCGCCCGCCCTTGCCTTCGATGGCGATGACTTTGGCTACTACTTGGCGCTGTGAAATCTTTGCCATTTTTTTTCGTTCCTTTTTCTCAGAGTGCTGCTGTTAGCGTTGACTTCGTGATCGTCAGAGTGACCAGGTCGGCCACACCAGCGACTCGTACTCCAACCCTAGCGGCGATCTTGCCCTGTGCAAGTTCCGTGATCGGGTTGAGAGCATCGGAGACCTCGATTGAGTAACCGCGGTCAACCTGCGTGCCAAGGGTGTCCACCATTGCGTAGAGACCACCGTTGTCCTTGACAACCTCAAGGATTGTGGTGAGGCTTGACGAGATTGCGCCGAAGAGGTTCTTCCTGCTGTCGATTGGGCTGAACACATACTTCTCAAGCGAGCTTTCGCAATCAGTTGCGATTTGGTTCACTGTGTCGCGGTATGTGATGTAACGCCAGTTGGTTTCGTCAGCCGAGGCAGAACGCGCACCGTAGATGCGGATCTGTCCGTCAATGACTCGGATGGCATTGACTCGACCTTCGTCAAGAGCATTGCCAACGGTCTTGTTGACCTTGGTGGCGACCCCATCGTTGACGAGACCGACGATAAACTTCGCTGAAGACGAAACGCCTGCGGCAGGCTTCCATGGTCCTCTGTTGGCGATGATGTTCCTGGCCCTAACTGCCGCCACGTATGACTCTGGTGACAAAGTGCGCGTTGCGCCGTTTCCGTCTGGAGCCGATACCGACGGCCAGTAGAAAGCCATATGGCTTGCAATGGACTTGGCACCAGATGTGGTTCCGGCGTAGTCTTCGGCGTCGGCGATTGCTTCATCTGCAGAATCGGCTTCATCAAAACCACAGATGGCGATCCTCTTTGTGGCTTCGGCATGATCCCTGAGTCCGCCCCAAATGGTTGAGCCATTCTTTTCGGGGATAGCCACAGCACCGGTGCCAAGGTCATCTCCAAAGTTGTCAAGCGCGGCGACGAAGTCGTCGTTTGTGAACGCAACGTTGTCAATGTCGTCATCGCCAGCACTGAGTGACTCAGTCTGAGTGGCAGGAATGAGACTTGAGACACCTGCTGTTGCGACAACGATGCTTGAGATGCGACTGTTGATGAGGGCGATGCCTTCTGCTACTGAAGCAAGACTCGGCGAACTCAACACCGTTGTGCCATCAAACTTGACGACGAGCGAGTAGGTGCTGGATGTCTTAATGATCGTGACCAGGATACTGGATGACCATGCGCCGTCATTGGCTGCAGTAAGGGTCATACAGACATCGTCTTCGGCGTCAAGAAGGCTGACCGTTCCAGCGGTTGCGTCTGGCCCAACGAGCCTCTGGACTACGGCACGGATGCCGCCTTCCTCAAAGAATGTCTCAATGTGTTGATAAAGAGTGCAGTTTGCGTCATATCCGCCGAACTCTGCCTCAAAGTCAGCCATACTGCGAACGACAAACGGCGTAGCAACGCGACCGCGTTCTGCGGTTCCGACCACGAAGAATGTGCTACTGGGGGCGACTTCTACCCCAGTGCCTCCGACCCTAACTCCTGTGTTGACGACTACGCCGGGCATCAGTTCTCCTTCGCCACTTTTGGCCTTGTTGGCCTTTTCGACTTGTTTTCTTCTTGGGTTTCTTCGGGTTCTTCGCCCGCTGTTTCGCCCGATTCCTCAACGGGAGCTTCTGCCTCTTCCTCAACGACTAACGTCTCGGCCGGTGCTTCTACTTCCTGTGCGGGTTCTTCTGGCTTTGCTTCCACCTTGGGCTCTTCTGCCTTTGAGGGTTGTGGGGTGGACTTTAGCACCACACGACCACTCTTGAGAGCAGATGTCAAGACAGGATCTGAATCGTCGGCTGTTGCCGTTGAGCGAGCCTTGACAATCGTCCCATTGGATGAGACGACGACGGCTTTCTGCGTCATATTGAAAATCAAGACCTGTGCCACGCGGAAATCCTAACCTAGTCAACCCTCATCCGGGGACAACACCCCGTAGATACCTGAAACGTCCGTAGTCGTACCGTTTGCGACACCGGTATCTGGGTCAATCTCCGTCGCCGTCGGCGTGAACACATTGGGCCTTGTTATGGCCTCGTCTAGCGACAATGTGTAAGCAATGAACGAACCGGCAACAGCTCGATCACCCTTGACATAGGTGATATCCGAGAACTCTTCCCGCATTGAGGTTTCGTCAATGAGGAGTTCATGATTCTCGTCGTCAAGCGACGAAAGAGACTGCCTATCCAGGAGCGCAGAACGGATGACGGTAGTCAACCTGTCCCTGCTCTCTGTAGCGAGTTCGGCATGAGGCTGCCTGACCCAGATGTATGTCCTCATGTTGTAGGCAACTCGATAGACGGGGTTCATCCCGTCGGTGTAGTCCGTCCTTGTCATTGACGGAGTTGAGAGGGCGACCGTAATCAGCATGGGCCAATGGTCAAGAGCTGGCGGCTCATACGAGAAATACTTCTCAGGAACGGGTAGGCGTTCTGAGTCAAGTTGCCACAGGTTCCTGTATCCGATGATGCGTTTTGGCAAGTCTTCCTGAAGGTAGTAGGACACATACTCCTTTGCTGACCACGGTCCGGACATCATGGGAATAACGCCCTAAGGTCGGCCGAGAATGTGTTCGGCATGATGTGCGCCCTAATGCGCCTAGCCATAAGGTCAGCAAACCCAGCAGGCTCAAAGACGATCTCACGTTGAGGCAACCTGCCCTTGAGGCTTCCGTATTGGTGAAATGGAGCGAGCCTGTTACTGATAGTCAACCTGGCTTCTTGAGCACCCACATCGCCACGGGCGGCCAAGACGGCGGCGCGAAGCGATCCGTTGTTCACGAGTATGGGGGCAACCGGCGGATAGCCGTGCTTCGCCCTCCACAGGCTGGTCGTTGGTGCTAGTGGTTTCCAACCTCCGACCATCGAGCCGCTGGAGTCAAAGTTCTCCTGAAAGGCTGTCCTGAGGTAGTTCACACCTTCTTGCAGTGGGATGCGGTATGAACCCATATTTCTGCGCATGGCTGAAAGTTCCGTCGTATCTGCGGAGACCGAGATCTTGACGGTGACTTGACTCATATTTGCTTACGCCTGAACGCGTCAAGGCCAGCCTTGTCTGCCTGAGTCAAGCCGATCTCGGCAATAGTGGCGGCCCTGTTCTGAAAGTCCTTGAGACCCACAACGTCGTCGGTCATGTTCTGCATTTCCCTAGACGCGGCACGGATCATGACCTGTTTGATGAAGGCGTTCGCCGGGAGGCCAGCCTCATAGACGACCTCAATCATGTCGCCAGCCCACACGGAGTAGAGATCAAGTCCGTACTTCCTCACGAGGTATTGCTGACCCTCGTTAAACTCAACGGGATCGGGCGACGGATATCCGAACGGATTCAGTATCACACTTGAGACGGAGGTAATCGGCGCATTTGCCAAGTGGATGGTGTAGGTCGGCATAAGAACGCGGATATTGGCATTAGTGGTGTCCAACGAACGGTCGTAGAAGTATGACTCGGTGTTGATGTAGAGGGTGTCCTCGGGGACGATGTGCGTCTCCGTAAACTCCCTAATCTCAACGGGGCGGTTGATGTACGCCTCGATCTCGGCCTGTACACCAGCGAGGACGAGTTCCGCCGCATCCTGTTGCCTGTTGGTCAACTCGCGATCCATGTAGGCAGCGAGCTCGCGTACTGTGACGAGCACTTTTGCCTCCTAATCAGTTGTTGTTGTTTGTGCCGCGGAGTCTGCCAGCAACATTGCGCAATGCCCTTGAAAGGATATTGCCCTGCCTTCTTGACCTGTTGCTATTGCGTGGAGGGCGAGTATTTGACTGCCTTGGCGCGGCGGTGCCACTAGGGGCGGTTGGTGAACGAGGGGTTGAACTTGGTGCCGGTGTCTCGGGTGCTCCAGGGGGATTGTCAAGAGCCCTGCCGGCTCCAGTACCGGGTACGGGGGGTGCCAAAATACTCTCGCCAGGTACGCCGAATCCGGTTGGGTTCAGTCCGCCATCGCTTGTATCGTAAAGGACGCCGGGGCCAAAAGCCATGCCCTGTTCGGTGTCTGCTCCAACTCTTCCTTGAGGCACTTTGGTACTCCCCTGCGTGTCAACTTCGTACGCGACACCATACCACAGGCCACGGTTCTGTTAGTTATCCCTGTTTGCGGGCCTCTCAATGGAGATGTCCCCGGCAACTGCCGTCCCGGGTTTCGGTGCTTCAACCGGCACCCAACCGCGGGAGTAGGTGTGTTCTTTGATGGACTTCCTCTTGAGGTAATACCCCTCAACGAGAACCTCATATTCGTCGTTGGTCATAACGAGAAGGTTCTGTACGGTACGCCTGTCGTACTTATTGGACGCAATCACCCATTTGAGCAAAGCCGACAGTTTGGTGGCGACCACCATGCCTTTTGCCCTGTTCATTCTGACGTGCATAATCATGGCGTCAACTTCGTCGCAGGACACCCAGACAACAGGAACTTGATCGCCGACCTTGGCCATCACGGGCTTCTGCTCCTTAGCAATAACCCATCTGAGGTTGCCGTCAATGATCGTCCTGTCCTCAACCCTGACTATGAGTGGTTGCAACCAACCCCAATCGGCGAGCGACTGCAAGAGCAGCCTCTCGTCAGGACGCAATAAGTGCGACGATGCCCAGGGGGCGGGTTTTAGTGAGTCAATATGTACGGTCTCAATGTTTAGTGTCATTTCATTCTCCATCCTGTGCCGCAAGATA